CTACTGAGCAGAGTAGCCAGTCTGTGAACGCCAGGGCCTGGATGGAAACTCGCTGTCCTGGACGACGGTGAATCGAGGCTGAACCGTCGCCGCCGATGACGCTGCGCGCCCTCGGTCTATCGGCGACGACGGTATTGCTGCGGGAGCTGCACTGGTGGTCAGCGAACCATTCGACCGGCCGCTAGCGTACAGCGGCGGGTTGCGGGTGTCGTCGAAATAGCCGTTGTTCACCACGTCCATGCAGAACTCGAATGTCGTTTGGAGCCGCGTAACCTGCTGCGTGTAGCACTGGCAGGAGTATTCAACGCCACGGACGACGCCGTGCGGCATGCCGCGTTCCTTGGAGCGTTCGACGAGTGCAGGATCACGGCTTGCAGCACAGACGGGCTTGGGGGCGCTCCTGGGGACGTTGAGCGTGTCGTACCGAGGGGCCGATGCGGGCACGTCAGGCACGCGAGGCGTGAGGTCCTGAACAAAGCGCTCGGGGGTGACTTCATCGGTGGATGCCTTTGACGGCGCGGCCTGGACGGTTTGACCTGGCGCGCCAGGTGCTACCGGTGTTGCCCCTGGAGCGATCTGCTCACCGGTATCGGTGCGGAGTTGATCCATCTGCGACTTCTCGCTGCTGACAAGCCACCAGACCAGGCCAACCAAGAACAGGATGGGGAGCGACGTCAGGCCGATAAGGAGCGGCAGGCGCTTGAGGTACGCGGGCGTGACGGGTTTGTGGGTGTGGACGGTGCTGGACTTGTACGTGCCGAAGTACGCGGGGTCCAAGACAACCTTTTCCTCCTGGGCTTGCTTGAAGTTGACGCGCTTCTCGGGGCTGTCGATGCAGAACTCGTATTCGTGCCGAAAAATACCCCTTGTACGGCAATACGGGCGGATAAAGTTGATGTGTTTGCCGACCAGCTTGCGCACTGGGGACGACAACAGCGACGGGTGTTGCGTGATCAAGTGAATATCCAGGCCCTGGTGCCGGTGAGTCTCGAACCGGGTGACCTTCTCGGGCCTGGCCCGGGTGCCGTCGTTGCCAAAAACACGCTGGGCTTCGTCGATCACGATCACCGAGCCGTCCGGGAGGTTGAACCACTCTTCGGGGGTGTCGAACTCGACCCAGTTGGATTTGAGCCGGTCGGCTTTCAGCTCGGGAATGCCGTAGTAGTAGATCGTCCGAGGCGGCAGGTCCGGGTTGTCGGGGTCACGGTGGAGGCGCTTGGTGGGGTCCGCAGGATCAGGTTGGTGCTCTTGATCGATCTCGCGGATGGCGTTGAGCGTTTTGCCTGCGCCTGGCAGGCCGGTGCGTAGATAGAGCATGACCGCCCTCCCCTTATGCCTTGCCAGTCCAGCGAACGCCGGACTTGCTGCCTGATTTATCCATGCCCCACAGCACAGCGCGTGCGATGTAGCAGCTGAATAGGATGTTTATGGCGACGTCGATCTGCAGGATGCCCAGGACCTGAAGCCAGGCGGCCGGCGTGGCCGAGAGCATCGAGAACACGTAGTCGCGGGCCTGGTTCATGACCAGGTTCACGCCGGTATAGGTGACCGCGGCGAAGCCCAGGCCGCGGAGCAGCTTCCAGCCGAGGGGAACGAGCGACCAGCCGATCGCGCGTAGTAGAACGCCAATGAGTGCAGGCACTAGGAGAGCCCTCCAGCAATGATTTCAGCGCCACGGCGCATAGCGAAGGCAACGACGAAATAGCCGAGCCACGTGAGGATGGTGCAGAGGTTGGCGATGGCCTGGCCGAGCGGTATGGAGCGGCTAGAACCATCGATCCAGGAGAACTGGATATCGGGAACGACGGGGCAGGTTTTGGAGAACCTGGACGAGGTGTCGACCATGCGGGACAGGTCAAACGTGCCCTCGGCGCCAGGCGTCAGGGGCTGATATTCAGGGCCTGAAAACTCAGCTTTGAGGGTGTCGCGGAGTTCCGCGACCTTTTTGGTGTCAGCCTTGCGGAACTCTTCATCGGCGCAGGCTTGAGCCTTCTGCTGGCGAAGAATGGCGCATTGGATGGCGTCACCTGAGCAGGTCAGCGAGGCGCTGCACGACTCGCCGCCAACGGTGGACTTGGGAGGTTCGCAGTCGGAGCCCTTGCAATCACCTGAACCGGTATCGCCGCCGTTGCCGGAGCCATCACCGGAACCGTTGCCTGAGCCGTCACCAGAGCCGGAACCGTCGCCAGAACCATTGCCAGAGCCGTTTCCAGAGCCATTGCCGGAACCGTTGCCTGAGCCGTTACCGGAACCATCGCCAGAACCGTTGTCCCCTCCCCCATTGTTTCCGCCGTCAGCAGGAACCTTGACGCAAGTTGTGCCAGACCACGCCCAGCCCTTGGGGCAGTTGTTGGCAGGGTTTTCGGGGGAGTCAGGTGGCAGCGATGGATTGAGGTTGTCACCAGAGGACGCAAATGTGTACGAGTCTGCGCCGCACGATTCGCCGGTGGAATTAATTATGTAATTGCAATAGCCGACATCGGGCGAACCAGGCTTAGCCCAACAACCAGAGGTGCGCTGATGTTCATCAGTCGGGGCATAAGTGCAGCCCTGAAAACAGACGGTTGGCGGTGGAGAGTTAGCAACATAACGACCGGAATTAGCTGTAAGAATCGGTGAGTCAGGCCCGCGAGCTGGGAACTTGTCGCCTGTGGGGCAGTGTTTTTCAGGGACCTTACAACTAGCAGTGTTTGGGTCATATGCAGACGGCGCTTCGCACGGAGTGCCTTCGCGAGACAAGTTCATGCTGGACGAGGTCCAAGAGCCAAAATATTGGTACTGAAACGTACAGCGCGCAGTTGTTTGGCTCTCGGGGATGGGGAAATTTATAGATACGTTGCGAACGCTCTGGCCATAAGTTTGTTTTGCGCGCTCAGTACATTCCTGTATAGGGTCAGATTTACCGCCCCAGGTATAGGCACTAGCGACCTGAGAAAAGAATAAAGAAAGCACCAAGCACAGCCAGGAATGCCAGGTCTTCGGGGGATATATACATTTGAAGTTCACCATTCTCACCAACTCCGGGCAATAAAAAAGCCGGGGGCGTATAAACGCCACCGGCTTACTTGGGTGGAACTTAGGTCCCAGCGCGCTGAGCTTTCTTGCCGACACCAATCAGGGCGACCAGGCCGAGCATGGCGCCGGTAATGGCACCGGCAGCGACGATGCCACCGCCGATATAGAGCAGGACCTTGGTGGTGTCGATGTCGCCTTCGGCGGCCATGGAGACGTTGGAAACGGTGGCGACCAGGGCGGCGCTGCCGATCACAACTTCGCGCTTAGCGTTGGCGAACAGAGCTTTCAGTTGTTGCATGTTTGGAACTCCTTTCAGTGTGGTATTGCGGTACGCAACTTCTTTGCGACCCAGACAAAAGCCAGCAGTGCGAGAACTGCGGAAGTTATCTCGGCGCGTTGCGTCCAAGTTAAGGCGGGAGTTAGAAAGTCCCGCATCTCCTGGACCGTGAAAGTTTTCATCTGACCTTGGCAGATGGTTGATCCATCTTCCCTGACCAGCCAAACACCATCACAGCCTAGAAAGTTCATGGATAGCCCTTCTTTTTGTCTTCGAAAAAAGAAGGGTTAACTCGCAGCCTTCAACTGCGATTGGCTGACCAGGGGAATAGGCTTTCCGCCATTGTCGTTCGACAGCCACATATCCATGCCAACAGCACCGCTGGATGCTTTCCAGGGGCGGTTATATACAGGCACGCAAACTTGCTTGCCCTTCATGGTGTCGTAGAAGTCACGAAGACCTTTTTCCAATTGGTTCTTGGAAAGACGAACTCCGGTAGTAACTTCGGCCATTTGGCCGAACTGGTCTTCTTGTTCGCTGACAATGAGAACGAAGACTTCAACGTAACCGTTGGGACTCTTCTTCTCAGAAGTACCTTTGCAGAGGCCGATTTTGATAAGCATAGGATTACCTCAAGGGCTGGTATTTGGGGCGACTGCCCGGCTTGTTGAACGCCCAGGACGGAATCCGGGCATCGGGGTTGCGGTGGAACTCGCGGAACTGGCGGTCAAGCTCTGCGCGGGTGGCGTCCTGGGTTTCGAGGGCTACCAGAACGCGAGACATGCAGGCGGCGAGCAGATCGGCAGCGAGATGGGTGTCAGGCACGCGAGCGGTGATCTCGGACTCCAGGGCGAACCGGAGTGAGCGGTGTTCTTCGATGGTGAGCATCAGCGGTCCTTCCAGGGCATGCGGAGCCAGGCGCGAAGGGCAAGGCCAATGAGGGCCAAGAGCGCGAGAGAGCCGGCAACGAGGGTGACGGCCTCAGGGTTACGGGCAGCGAGATCTGTGAAAACGAAAACAGCGCGGACCAGGAGGAACGAGACACAGAGGATGAGCAGGACGTCGAGGCGAGTCATGACGGAAGGACCTCAATGCGCCCCCAGCGAATGGGCGTGTAGAGACATAGAGAGTCGGGATCGAGCATGACCACGCGGACGCAAACGAGATGCGGAGGGTAATAGCCGCCAGTGGCAGCTAGCACAGTGAGGTAGTAAACGGTGCGGGTCATGCGGCCTCCACGGTCGGCTCGACGTACCAGTCGGGACGCTGGGCGCTGAAGTCGACCTGCACGAAGCGCAGCAGCGGGACGACGTTGTTGGTGCGGTCGTGCTCTTGGAGCTTCTGCAAGGCCGCCTTGGTGAGACCTGCCTCGGCAATGTCCTTGACGTGGCGATAGAACGTCCTGGGAGCCAGGTCCTTCGTGTGATCCCAGCCGTAATCCTTGATGCTCAGGTACGTGCGGAACAGCGTCTTGGCATACGCATCACTGGGCTTGCCGTTGCGGCCGATCTTGGTGAACTTCTCAGTCAGTGCGGCCAGCACTTTTTCATCGTCAACAACTCTCATCTGGGTACCCTCAAAGGCCGCGAACAAATCCGCTGTAACCGCCGTCCAGCACTCTTGGATAAAGCACCGCCCTTCCTGGGCAAGCCTCTGCTGGTGAGCGATCAGGTCTACAAGCCGCGACGGGATGCCGCGACGCTCAAGCCACCGATGCATGACGGTGGCCTCCATGCGGAGCAGGTAGCGCACCCACTCCTGCAACCGTGGATCGGACATCACGCGCGCCGACCTGGCTGCCGAGAGGTCCGACCGCCCTGCCCGCTTGAGTTCGTCGAGCTGGGCTTGATACTCGGTGTGCTTCAGGTACGCCTTGAGCCGCTTCAGTCGACTCTCCTTGGCGCCCCAGTAGGCGGACGTCTGGTAGTTGTCGCCACGGCTCTTGGTGTGGCCGTTGCTGACGTTGGTCAGAGCCTGGATGACCTGATACGCAGTGCGCTCATCAGGCAGTCGACTGGAGTACGTGCAGTCCAGGGCGTAGACCTGAGTGGCAGCGACATCGAGCTTTGCAAAGAGCTGGGGATAGCTGCCGGCAAGCCACTTGAACATGACCTCGGCGCCCTTCTGGATGCAGACAGGACCGAAGACGTTGTGGCCCTGTAGCAACTTGGCAGGGGAAGCCTTCAGCTCGACGCCGGGCATCAGCCGCTTGCCGAGGGATTGGTGGAAGACCTTGAACGCAAGGGGCGTGAAGCCAGTGGACAGGGATTCCCACGCGTGGCGCAGGTAGTCGGCCTCGAGCTTGCCACCCTCCCCTATGCTGATTTGACCCTGGAGCGGAACACCGAGAGTAGAAAGGTCTACGACGTGCATCGGATCGTCACGGCTATCGTCGCCGAGCAATTGAATGTGCTCAGCGCTGAAGGGGACGAAGAGATGCAGCTTGTCGAGCATTGGCGAAATCCCTGTCAATATCGGCATGCCGATACAAATTGAGCGGGATGATAGACCTTGAAGATACCGATGTTCAACAACATTTGTTCCGGTATGTCGGAACTGTATAAGCGAACAGTATCTAGGATGCAGTCATGAGCGACCAAAGCCAGGAAAGAGCCATGACCATTGCAACCAACCTGAAAAGCGCCAGGGTGGCGAAGAAACTCACCCAGCGCGAAGTTTGGGAAGCTGCCGGGGTGAGCAAGTCCAGCTATACGGCTTATGAAGCGGGCAGGTCAGACCCTACAGGCGAGATAATCGTGAGGCTGGCTAAAGCGCTGGGTGTGACGACAGATGAGCTACTGCTTGATGAGCAAGAAAGGTCGGTATCCGAAGACCTAGCCCCCATCCTGAAGCGATTTGATGCATTGCCGGCAGATATCAGGAATCAAGCACGTATCGCCTTGAAAGGCGTGCTGTTTGGATACGAGCAAGAGGCGCTGCGATAG